CGGCGAATCGATGATGGTGGTCCACCGGTGTTTTCTCGAATTGTTTCTAGTCCAATCCTCAACAGGGTCGTTAGTTCTTCGCCAACCGGATCAGCCTCGCCAGTCCTACCAGCCACACCAAGTGGAGGGGTCCTCGGTCTTCTCCGCCGTCGTGTTGCGGAACGCAGGGCCAGACGCGAAAGGAGTAGTTAAATACAACTGTAAAACTGTAAATGTCAATAGTTGACTATCGAAACAATATTAGTTTTCGTGAAATAGATCAAGTTCTCTCGAAAAAATACAAGATTATCCATCAAATATACTTTGATTTCAATGCTGCGTCACGAAAGAATTTTCAAACCCAGTTCGCAAAATTTCGACATAGTTGGATTGAACGTAACCCAGAATGGTTCTACATTGTCTGGAACAAACAACAATGCCGTGACTTTATCAAAACATACTACCCAGAGTTCATCATTACCTATGACAGTTACAAGTACGAAATTCAACGCTGTGACATTGTGCGCTACTTCCTTCTTTTCCACTATGGGGGCTTCTACGTAGATATTGACCTAGAATGTGTCACCACCGCAGACGAAATCCGTAAACAATTCCCGGCACCACTCTATCTCGCAGAAACACCGAACAAAGCAGCAGGAACAGAAGTGAGTAACTTTCTCATGTACTCACAAAAACACCACCCGTTCTGGCGTGATCTATTCCTCTACATTCCACAGTATGCCGAACAGTTTTGGTTTGTGACTCGTCACGTACATATTATGTACAGCACAGGACCAGCATTCCTCAACAAGATGTACTCTCGGCACCGCTTCAAATACAACATATCACAATTTCCCGCTGATCTTTTCAACCCTCTCATGCTTGGAATGGACAAGGTCGGGTTCAATCGCAATAACCTACACACAATACACTGGGGCAGTGGCTCATGGGAAACCAAGGACAGTCACATCCTGATCTTTTTCTATACTCATTGGAAAATCTTGCTATTCGTTTGCGCAGGACTCCTGGCGCCTTTGATCATCTACCGTTTAATGTCAATGATCGAACAATAAATGAACAGCGAAGATGAGGAAATTCTCGCGAGACTCAAATTTATCGGTCGAATTGGCACAAAGGAAAAAATTACCTTTGATATTAAGAACGGTGAGAAACTATCGTCCAAATCTTTATCGCTACACGGAGATACTCTATGGTCACGTATATCACGTAGTTTCTCATACCACGACAGTAGAATCGAAGCTTTTGATTTTATCCGCGATACACTCGCCAAAACCTTCGAAATCCTTGATCGATGTGCAAACTCTGATAAACAAATAATCCGACACAAAACCCAAGATATTATTGCGGATCTTTCCAAAGCAGCTATCGGTATCAACAACCAAGTACAAACCTATTCTGACTCTGCTGGATTATGTGCACATCTTGACGTACTAAACCAGGGTATTCGAAACAAGATTGAGCAATACTCCGCACAACAATCCGAACCCAGCTCGCCAATATCATTTGTCTGCTCACGAGATGACGATAGCGGATCTGGTACATTTGGTTCTCCGCAATCTATGAAGGATATCTAGCATAAATAAATGGAGACAGCGGAAATTTGGGTAGCTACTTTTGATATTGGACATCGAAACTTCAGCTTCTATGTCGAGGCCATAGACCGCGAAGCTCTCGCCAATATTCCCATGGTACCATCCCGACAACGTCACGAACCTGACGGCACACCAACCAAAGAATTTCGCAAAGTATTGAAAAAACTATATACCGTTGGACACACTATACTCATGCGTGTCGAAGATATTGGAGGAGGATGCAAAAAGGGGGATAATAAGAGTGCTTATTTACGTGAAGTCAAATACAACATGAATGACTTACTAGACCGCTACCGCAACTACTGGAATCGCTGTGATGTTATCGTTATTGAAGAACAGATGAACTTTGGAAAAAATAAAACCAACAAAGACGCCCTAGAACTTGCCCACCACTGCGAAAGCTACTTCCTTCTGCAGTACAGTCGCTTCAAGCAAGTAATGATGTTCCCCGCCTATCACAAAACACAACTTCTCGGTATCCCCAAAGTCAAAGCAGCACGTCGCAAAAACGGCTGGGCAGCCCCCAGTAAAGACGCCCGAAAAAAATGGGCTGTCGAAAAAGCTCGTGCCATCCTTAGCTACCGAGATGATATGAAAACCCTACAACAATTCGAGAGTCGTACCAAAAAGGATGATATGGCCGACTGTATCCTGCACGCAGTCGCCTTCACCTACATACATTTAATAGAGTAAGTCAAAACCAAATGGAAAATAGTGATGAAAGAGCAGTTCCTATAGGGCGTGGAACATTCGGAAGCACCGCCCGAGGATTTTTTGGAGCAAATACAACCTTTCCCAGTGTTGGAAGAGGACGTGGTATTAGCACACGCTTTGGCCCACAACCAAGCCTGCCCGGTAGCAACTTTCCCCGACCTGCTGTTGACAGTCCAATATCAGCTGCGGCTTTTGGAGAACTACGCAAAATTACCGAAAAACTTGAAGCGATTTCCGGACAACTTGCAGAGGTCCTGCAAGTCATAAGACCCGTTGAATCAGAGACAGTTGAACCCACCTCTGAGTAATTTTACAGCTTTTGCTGTAAAATGATTAATCCCTAGCATCTGCCGGAAGATACTGTACCAGATCAGGGTAATTCTGAGCAAAACTAGCCCGATCACACAAAAATCTACGAAATTGTATAATCATCGGGTCGTCGGGAGAAAAACTACGCTCGATCGACACCTTTCCACCCCCAATCCTCTGCATACGCCCAATTATTTCATAATGCACCTCATCAACCCAGAGGATAATTACTGAGTGTCTACCCTTGATATTACTGCAACCCACCGGATATGGTAAGCGAGTTTCCCCGTTCATAAAGAAAATATCCATGTTAAAATACTCAGAGAGTAGCCCAAGCTCATAGTGTCCAAGAAATCTATCACAACGACTCAAGTCTACTACAAAGTTGCGAAAAGCCTTCCGCTCTGTATAATCAGCAATGAGTGGTACTGCCTCTGTCATCAAATTGTCACCCATCGTATCTCTGGCACGCTGGGCAAGACGGTTCTTTGCGTCATCAATGTTGTTTGCTGCGGGAAGTACTGGAGTAATGACATTGTTGCGTAACATTTTCTTCGGAATAGCCTCAACCTCCCGACGTAGTTCTTGGCAATTGTCGCGAATAAACGCACGAATTGCTGGATCTGGGAAAGAACCCCGTTGAACAGCCTTGTAAAATAATTTCACACTAGCATAGAGTTCTGTGTCAAAATCAACCTTGGCTGTCATTCCACCACCCAAGGCTTTCCACACCTCTGGGGAAACTTGTTTGGCAATCTCTTTACGCAGATCACGGACAAAGCGCAGCTGCCCTCGATGGTCAAGCTTGTTATATTTTCGGGATGTCCCACGGAGAATCGCGTGGATTAAACAAGACCCTTCCCCATGTGTACCGGTGCGTAGCAGGGGTTGATCGCGGAAAAAGGGTGATGGGAACTTTTTGTTTGCATCAACAGATAACATGTGTACTCCATACATTTATATTCTGCAGAATATCAATTGATTTTTATCGCAACTTTCAAAGATGGTAAATGAAGTGTAGCGAACTACTAGAATTGTGCCTAGAGGAAAACCGTTCTTTTTTATTCCGGCCCAAACAGTATATGTCAGAAAATTTATTTGTCAATATTCTCGCAAAATGGACCAAGAACCAAGGATTTGATCCACCGACAGAATTTGACCGGAAAGAATGCCTAGATATTTTGTACGGGCGTGGTGTGCGAATATTCAAGGTTGAAGGTGAAAAATATCCAATGCTCATAGGTATAGGCAAAAAACTTGTGTATACCCGTGAAGCTCATGAGAGATACCTGCAAGAACAGTGGGATAATAATTGATTTAACAGAACTTTTTGTTAAATACAAATGGAAGTCTACGGAAAAATCCCTCAATCTCACTACAGTACATTATCTGTTCGCTTGGCATATTGGAATGCATCAACGGCATTTCGTGATGGTCGCTTGAAACCTGATGATCCCACCTGTTGGGCCAACCGCAAAGATCACATGCTTGCTGTGATTAATACAGTGAAACCTGATGTCCTTGCCATGACAGAAGTCAATGTCGAACAAGTGCGCTACCTCGAACAGGCACTGCCAAATCACTACTATACAGGACGCACAATCAATCTCGTTGATGGGTATAATATCGATATTGACAAAGTCGAGTCATACCCCGAAACTCCTTACTATGGAGGATTTGTAGGGGCCTTTATACATAGAGATTTTACAGTGATAGACACACTGGTTATTCCATTACCATTTATCATTGAGGAACAACAACGTCACCAAAGAATCCTCGTTGCACTGCATTTGCAACGTGAGAATGAAGACTTTTGGGTATTTGTATCGCACTACGACCACTTATCTCGTACTAGCAGAGAAATTTCTGCAAAATTGGAAGTAGCTTGGGCTGATGTCCTGTCTAAACATCGTACTGTTGTATCTCTCGGGGATAAGAACGCATTTCTTGATCGAGGAGGTGCTGGGGTACTAGAAACATTGCAACAAAGCGAACAATTTATCAGTTGCTCGCGGCACGAAAAGTCCTTTGTTGGGTATCCTTCTGACAGGTATCATGCACGGTATGAGGATGGTATGCTGTATGTTACTGATGGAATGTTAGATTTCTCGATTGTTTATAGTCATTGCGCAGATTGTCTTTTGCATGAATCATTGGTGATTGCGATGCGTGATGGGGACGATGCGGTATGTTTGTATGATGATGGGGTAGAATTACGGCATTCAGTCGAATATCCGGAGCTTGTGTCAGATCATGGCATGGTCTTTGTAGATGTTTCGCGTAATGCTTTACGTATCTGAATATTTGACAGTAAAAACTGTTAAATATATTTATTTAGTCGCAAGCGCAACCGTCGTTAGCTGTGTAGCTCATGTCGACTACTGTGTGGGGTCCGGGTTTGCATCCGTTGGGTCCTGGGGGACCGGGGTAGTTTGTGGCAATACCTGAGTAAAGTCCTGAGCAAGAACCTCCACAGGATCCGGGGTTAACACATGTCGCACCAATTGCTGCGCCTCCCGCGTGGGCTCCCATCGAAAAGTTATCCTTCTTTTGTAGCGCAATCACCAAAGCAGCCACGCCGAGACCTAGCGCGGCCAGACATAGCAGCAAAGTCACCATTGACAAATCCTTCATTTATTCTGTAAAGGAAAAAATTTTAGGAGAAGAGGCTACGTTTGGACAACCGACAATTTTATAACGAACATTTTACAATAACAGTATTGATACAGACTTGCAAACAATGAGTTTGTAATTTAGTGTAAACGCACTAAATTAGATCAGAGGATCCTGATAATCCTCATTATACCTTTGTTCAGCAAAATCCCAGTATTCCTGACAACCAAAACGAAACCCGTCAGGTACAGGGTCTGCTTTGTACCAATACACGCATTCACGCCAATCCGCTGTTTGTGTTGCATTGTGGATGTACATTGCTGTAAAATCATCAGTGAGTTGATCCATCAAGCTACAAAACAGTTCAAAAGATGGAATTACACCAGCATAATTTTCGTACAATGATTTACGGTTTTTCCTGTTGGTTTCGCGCAAAATAAATACACCATCCACATTTGTTCTTATACTCGGAAGTACGTCCATACAATATTGTAAAGATAAGAGGTATAAAGTTGACCAATGTCTCGATTTCTTGAAAATGCCTTGTTGAAGTGGTTTCCTGAAAATTCTTGGATCGTCTGTGCAGTCATCGATAATCATCAGGCACCATGGGTTGGGTAAGTGTGACTTCGCAATTTTCTGTCTACGGATGAAGTCTTGTACCTTGGTTTCGTCGTAGTCATTGAAGACGAAGAGTCGTGGCATAATTTGGCTGAAGGTGTGGTTAACGTCTTCGGAGCCACTCATGGCGAACCCGACGGGAAAGATGTGGCGTTTCTTATACATGATGTCGCAAATGAGTGATGATTTGCCTGTATTGTGCATAACGTCTAGAGATGGCAGTAAAAAGCGGTGATTACCGTCCAGAACGAATCCGTAGTACTCCCCATACTCGGCTTGTTCAACACAAAATTTTGACTTAATCCAACGTGAGCGCTTACCAAAATATGTACTAATGGAATAGTTTGCTACGCTAGACTTAGCTACTGTACACTCAAAGCCCAACGAACGGGCTTTGAAGGCGTCTTCTTCGGCAACCTCGAGATGGTTTGTGTAGTGTTGGCATTGTTCTGGAAAATTTGGGGAAGTGTCGTCTGGAGTTAGTGCGAAAAAGTGGCGATACTCTTGTAGCTTTTCCTCATTATCGTAATGGATAGCCGATTGGAAGATGTACTGACGGTCTTGCCAGTCCTTATCACGCTGTAGGTAGTCAGCAACAGTTAATTCTGTTACTATTCCTTCGTCATCCATAAGCACAAGGATGTGTTGTTCATTGACTGTATACTTATTCCCGAATTTACCTCGGATTTTATACATATTGTCAAAGTTGTGGCATAACTCGAGGACATTCCGCGGTGTACCATCGTCACCCATGAGCTGTTCGCCCTCCTGGATTTTTTCCACAGTTTTGACTGATTGATCGTACATTAATACGCGTGTTCCTGGGGCAAGGCAGCCAGGTTTCCCGATGATAACAATTTTTCTGCCAAAGGAGCCTGGCTTATTGAAATTAGAGGTATTTGGGGATATGAGTTCTATGTCAAGTTCTCCGATTTCTACTTTACTACTCATTTACCTCGAATAGAGGGTATCTTTAAGCAATTGGGTTGTATTAAATAAAGTTTTTTTCAAACAAATGGCGCAACAACTACAAAAACTCCTCGGTAATTTTAAACATGTTGAGGTTTGCATACGTTGTGATTTTTGCTTAAATTTATTGGATGAGTGTGACTGCGAGGGGTATAGACCCACAAAATTATCTATACCACAGGTGGATATATCCTGGATTGATTCAGATGGAAAAGAGTGTTGTATTGAGGTAGAGAAAAAGAGAGAAGGATGGGTGATGGAATTTTGGTTTAATGGCGAAAATGATGAAAGCGAATAAGATTATGATATTCTGATAAAATCAGTTTTATCAGATTTACACTCAAATTAATTAACAGCACGTCTTCCTGTATCCTCGATAACAATATCAAACACTCCCAAAACTCCCCGATGATCACTGTGGGACATATTTCCCTGGTCGACCATTTCATAGCTATCGCAAAAAACTCTGTTGCCTCTGTACAGGATTCTATCGCACCATGATGGGAAGCGTGGCTGTTTGCCGCTGGTTGTCTTGAAACAACGTGTATTGAAAGTTTGTCCCTGACACTCTGATCTACGCCCGACATTTAATTTGCATGTTGGCGGAAAGTCAGGACCTTGGCCATTTACACCCTCGAAAAATCCTGGTATAACTAGCCCCATACTTTCAGTAAGCTGGTCATACTGAATCATCCAATTATAACCCGTTTGTGCATCGGTATACTCGATGTTATCGACCATTTCTAGAGGAATTTCAAGTCGGTAATTCAAATCGCCAAAAATAAACGCGGTATCAACACTATTAACAGCCGGAACTTCCATCAACTGTCCGAGACA